ATGCTCATTTTAGCATAGGAGCCGTCCTAATTGCTTACTGAATTTTACTTCTTTGTAAAGCCAAATGAACTTTCATTTGGATTAAGTGCCTTCAAAATAACTGGTAGACAAGCCGCAATACCACCCTTGATTAGGTCTCCTGGGTCAGTATTTCCAGTCATGTAAAGAGCAATAGCCGCACCTAAAAAGTGACGACCATAGCTTGCTAACGCTGCTAGAATTTTCTCTTGCATAGTTACCTTTCCATCATTGTTAAGATCTTCTTTTGTTGCCAATTTAGATCCTCCTTATTTCTGGGCCGTGTGCCCAGGAATTTTGGGTTTTACCCCAATCTTTATTATATACCCTTTAAGCGGAAATGTCTACAATCTCACAATTTCCATCTGAAGTACAGGCAAGGGTCTGTGTTCCGCTTGTACCATCTTCTGTTTCATAGAAAGATAAGTCTTCCCAGCGAATACTCTTAGGCATTTTAAAAAGTAGGTCTTCGTATTCTTCTTTAGAAACTTCTTGATAAGGAGCTTGCTTATATGAGTGATCTGAATGCGGAAGGAATGAAATACCTGATACTTCGTCAAAATGCTTATATACCCAAGCACCAACTTCCATCCACTCATCTTCTTTAACTGAAACTGTAATTGATGGCTTGTGCTCACACCATGCACGTTGATAAACTAGCCAAATGTTTAAGTGCTCAATTGCTGTTAGATCATTTCTGACAATTGCGCCTTCTGGTGCTTTTACTGGAAATGAAAATACGTATGTGTCGTTTGGCTTCATTACGTCATCTTCTACTGGAATTCCAACTTCCTTCAAAAACGTAGAGATTGGATCTCCCTTTGAACCACGAACTGTACGAATATAATATGGAGAATGCCATGCATGCATTCCTGAAGACACCCCGACCAATTGAGATACTGTACCTGAAGGCTTTACACATGTAATAGCTGCAGACTGCGGAATCCCAATTTTCCCAGCCTCTTCTGTATTTATTTCTCTTGCCTTTTCTCTTAAAGACATTAGGAATGATTCTAGAGAGACTAGGTCTTCTTTGCCTGACATAAACTTATGTCCAAATTGTCCAGTTAAAGAAACTCCAAGTAGGCGTTCTTCTTCTGTGTTATCTTTCCAAATCTTACGAAGGTATTTAAAATCTGTTAGTGTTGCTTGCCATGTCCCAAGAATTGTTGCAAGCTCTACCTTTCTTTCGATATCCTTCTTTGTATCCTTTTCACGTAGTACGACTTCTGAAAGATTACAAAACTGATAAGGACGGAGAATAATTTCCGAGCAAGGGTTGGTTCCATAATGTACTTCAGGGTCCCTTCGTCCATATTTAGCCGCCTGCTTTTGTGCTGCTGCAACATTGTAGATTCCACGTTCGCCAGACTTTGAGTCATAGAGTGATTTCCATTCTGCAATAAACTGTTCCATCTCTGGTTTGCGAGAATACGCAACAGAGTTATTTGAAAGAGCACGTTGTGAATTATTTTCCCACCAGTTACCAGACTTTGCTTGTGCCATTTCAATATCATTAATATTAGAAAGTGAAATCATTGCAGAACGACGGACTCCGCCAACTACTACAACTTCTCCAATTTTACACATAATATCGTGTGCCTCAATTGGCTTTAGCTGGCGACCAGCTGCAACTTTAAACTTTGCAATTGTAAAATCAAATAAATTAATCAATGGCTGTGGACCCGATGAGCGACCACCCATTGTCTTAAGACGTGCACCTGCTGGACGTAGTTTGCTTACATCAATTGCTGGAACTTGTCCTGCCCATAGCATTGCAAGTAATTCACGGTAGGCCTTTGCCCAACCAGTTTTTGAATCTTCAACAACAATTACAGTTGTAGATTTTTCAAATGCTTCTGGAACGGCAGGAAGTTTATTAACGTACTTATATTCAACAGAGAATCCCACACCTGTACCACACATAAGAATATACATGGTTTCGTCAAATGAACGTGGCGAGTCTACTGGAACAAATGAGCAGTTATATCCTGCAACATGGTCTCTGTCTAATGCAGCACCTGCGGTCATTACAGATCTCATTGATGGCATTACATTACGATTGTAAACTGCATCTTTTAATTCTTTAAGAAGCTTCTCCTCTGGAACGTATGAGTGATTCTTTTTTAGGTGATCTGTCATAAAGTCAAAATATCTATCTACTGTTTCACCCCATGTTTCACGACGGTTATCTTCTGATATCCATCTTGCATAACGTGACAATGCAATAAAGTTTTCGTATGGGTTTTCAATAGTTCTTGACATTTTTAAATAACACCTTTTCTCCGCCCTGCGGTTATATGATTTTTAGTTGAAGTCCAATTCTACCAAACTTTAATCTAAAGGGGAAGGGGTTACGATATTTTTTTAAATACTTCTTCAAAAGCTTTATTGGTCAACTGATCCCAATTATATTCTTTATGTATTTCAGTTGACTGAGCATAATAATATCCAGAGTATGCTTTAAAATTAACTGCCGCATCTTCTATTAAGCTAACTAAATGATTGCTATCTGGTTTATAAACTTTCCCAGGATGCATAACATTCCAAGGGGAATCTATAAGTGTGGAGTTTAACTTAAGGGGACCTAGATACTTTTTATAGTCTGCCCATTCGTGTGTTGATATAACTGGCATGCCTGTTGCAAGTGCTTGAAATGGAATGAATCCGAATCCTTCTCCATAAGTAGGATAGATCATAACATCATGTTGATGATACATGTCTACCAACTCGTTATCCTCTAATTCTCTTTCATCTAATTTAATATTACTATACATTTCGTGGGGAAGTCCAAGAATGCTTCCCTCTCTATCGTATACCCTTAGAACGCTAGACTTATGAGCCTTTATTGTTAATGTATAATTAGGATTATTACCAAACGCTTTTATAAATGCGTTTACTGTATCTTGTCCGCCTTTTCTTTCTGCTGGTTCGCCAACATGTAAGAACTTTACAACATTTGTAGACTCTCGCTTTTTAGGTGACCACATTGGATCTATGCCATGCGGGAAAACATTAGATACCTTAAATCCATTATTCTCATATACATCTTTACACCATTGAGATGTTGTCCAAAACTCGTCACAAGAATTTATTCTTTCTCTCCAAGATTCTGGAATAACTGTTGATTCCCATGGAGTATAACCAATCTGATATTGATTTCTATGTAATTTATAATTTGTAGGTTGTGAAAAATTAATTTGTAATTTAGCTTTAGGGTTCTGATAAGTTAATCTATGACCCATTTTAGTTAGACATTCTGCTACTTTAAATCCAGCGTGACCGTAACCATTCTTGGTTGTCAAGTTGGATCTAGGCGTAGAATATGATATTTCCATTTAATCTTTCTGGTTGACTAGCTTGACACCTACTGTCAAGTAATGCTACTATTATAGTTCGTTATCTCTAAAGGAGGAAATGCCAATGGAGAATATAAAACAACGGTTGAGTGATGTTGCTCATAACTGGTCTTATATAGGAATGATAACATTATTCTTATTTACTGTCCAGCCTGGGCCAACAATAACTCAAGCATTGCAGGTGGAAACACCTGTGAAATCTACAGTACAACTAAAGAAAGAAACCTTAGAGAAGTACAGCACTACTGTGTACAAGCCTTCTGAGACGCTAACAGACGGAGAACTAAAAGAACTTCTATCAGCTGTTGGCTTTGAAGGAAAAGCCCTTAAACAGGCTTGGGCTATTGCTAAGTCAGAATCCAATGCAAGGCCTATGGCTTACAATGGTAACAGGAAAACTGGAGACAGTTCCTATGGAATTTTTCAGATCAATATGTTGGGTAACCTCGGCGTAGATCGTAAAGAAAAATTTGAATTAAAATCAAATATCACATTATTTGATCCAGTAATAAATGCAGAGATAACGTATTATATGACTAAGGGCGGAACCGATTGGTCATCATGGTCTTCCCTAAATGGGGAAAGATACAAAGAATTCCTAATAGAATTCAAAAATTAGAAAGGTAGGTATATGAAGATACAGTACGTGTCTAAATACCTACTTCTAGCAGAGAAGGGCCTTGTTCCTAGACTTGAATGTCCTATGGATCAGGGCCCTTTAATGTGCAACGAAACAAACGAAGGTATAATATATTTATACTGCCTATCTTGTAGCTTTAAAAAAGATGTTGGATTGGAATATTATGGAAAACTTAAATCAGCCGTCGATTCTAACTGACGGAGGCAACATTAAAGAAACTGACGCTATGGGGCGGGAAAAGTTTTGGGAAGATCTAGGAAGACCAGATGACGGAAAATAAAGAACAACCACAGAATTTAGAAGATAATCTACCAATGGTTAATTACATAATGCTACATAGAATTTATGACCTACTTACCCTTATATCAAATAAATTGGTGGGGTCAGAAGATACTTCCAAAATGGTCGAATATCATAATCAAGGATACCTGCTTGGTCCCACACCCTCGTTTGTTCCAGACACTCCAGATACCGACATAAACTTTGTGCAAGACACTATTGACTTAGAACAATAGTTATTTTATAATAATTATGTACTGGTTGTAGCATCCCACAGATTAAGCTCCCAGTATAATGTGTAGCAATACACTAGGAAAACCCATTCGGATCCGCCTCTGAATGGGATTTTTTCTTTTTGGAGCGAATAGCGGGAATCGGACCCACACATTAACCTTGGCAAGGTTACGCACTACCACTATGCAATATTCGCCTAGTACACCAGGCAGGACTTGAACCTACGATAGCCGAATTATGAGTTCGGGGCCTTAACCAACTTGGCTACTGGTGCTGAAATGTTAAGTATACTAAATAAAGTGCGAAATTAAAAGTGCGCCCGAAAAAAGTGCGGCGGGAAGAGAAGATATTTTTATTTACCCTTTTTAGCCATCTTACGCATATGAGTCCTAATACGATGACAATTAGAACATACTATCTCACATTTAGCTATTTCAAGATCAATTCGCTTCTTCGACAATGTGGATACTAATTCCATAACATTTGCCTGCTTCTGACCTCTTACGTGGTCAAAGTCCATAACATAGTATGGGTAATTTATCCCACAGTCGACACAAGGAGTCTTTGTCTTAAGGTCTCTAAGGTATTGGGCCAAATAAGCCTTCTGCTTGGCTATAGAGAGCTTTTCAGACTTCATGTTAGGTAATACCTACAAGAGGGTCTCATATAGCTTAATTGTAGCAAAGAAAATTTCTTGGATATCCCCGCCTTTTTAAATTTTAATT